AGCATCTTTCCAAACTTGTCTTTTCTGCCTATCAGTAGGACCATTACCAGTAAGACCACCTCCTAAGAAGTGCATACTAGCCATAGTTATAACAGAACCACCAATAGCTAATCTACCGTTCTGTAAGGCTTTAGCGTTTGTTAGTTCTTCAGCAGTTGTAATACCATATTTCATTACACTCCTTAAATCATCTGGATTTGCACGAGCAATCTGGTTAAACTCATCAACTAAGAAATTAAATCCAGGTGTATGTTTAGCAGTCAGCTCTAATCCATTAACTCCCGTCCTTGCAAATAGGAAGAAAGGTTTAGCCCAAGGTGTTTTATCAAAGACATCATTTAATCCTCTAGCAAACCCTGTTAAATCTTTAGTAAGTGTTACTTCTCTTCTAGCATATTCAACGGCTTTACCTAAATCACTGTCAATATTGATATTACCATCAGCATCAAGGATTTGATTTAAGAACTTATTTTCATAACTCTTCATTACTTCAGGAGTAATTTCAGTTATTTTACCAGTGTTAAATTCTCCTAAAGCTTCTCTCATGGCTTTTTCTTTTCCTTTAGCTCGTGCTAAAAGATATGCAAAAGTATCATCAGTTGCAGCCATGATTTTGGTAGAATAGGTAAGGAATTTATTATCATTCAAATGCCTTGCCATGTTAGCCGCATAATAAACAGCTTTATCACCAGCAGTAGCTCTACCACTATTCTCTATCCAGTGGCCAAATACTTTCCATTGTTCATCTGATTTACTATATTCTGCAAATCTAGACTTAACAGTTGCAATATCACCAGCCCAATAAGCATTTAACTTTGTTTTAAATAAAGTCCAAGCTTCAGGTATAGATTCTCGTATAGCATTCATTGATGCTAAAGAAGCTCTTAATGTAACACCATCTCCTTTTATACCAGCACCTAATGCTGTAGATATAGGTCGTAAGAATGTTGCAGTACCAGTACCCATTATAGCCCTTACAGGTGTTTTAGGACCACTCAAGATACTATGAACCATGACTCTTTCAAGTTCTTTTATAAGAACACCAGTTTTAACAGTGCCATTCAGTTCACCACCTTTTAACTTTTTCCTTACCCATGCATCAAAGTCTTTAACTTTTTGAAGATCATCAACCATTGAAGCTGTTTCAAAGATAGCTCTAAATAAACTATCATCAGCACTGTCGCCAGCAAGATCAAAAGCTACACGTAAGGCTTCTATAGATTTACCAACGTCTTCTGAAACTTTTTTATTTAAGAAATCTCTTCTAACCTGTTTTCTAGCTGCATCGTCGGCTATATCAGCTCCAAGTAGTCTAAACTCATTAGACTGAATAACTCTAGCTCTTTTAGTTTCTGTAAGAATTGTAACTAATTTATCTTTTAACTGTTGAGCTGGTCCTCCAATATCATTCACATCAATATGGTCAAACATTTCTCTGGTAGAAATACCACTAGCTTTAATAGTACCGACTAATTCACCAGTTAGAAGATCTCCTGCTTTAACATATTTTACTCCCCAATAGAATAAGGAATCATCACTAAGATCTAAAGCTGGTTTACCATCAACCATTTTTATAGCTCTAGCAGCACTCATATCTGTAAAGAATTCTGCTAACCATTCACCAGTTGGTATGTCAGCTGCTTCACGGCCTAGAGCATGTCGTTGAAAAACCTCAACCGAATCTCCCCATAAAGCAGTAAGTGTTGTTCTACCTGCTTCTAAATCAGCTATATCATTAGTATAGAATGGGTCATTCTTTATTCTACCTACTAAATCATCTAAAACCTCTTCACTGGTTCCAGCAGTTCTAGATCCAACTCTTCTTTGGATAGGAGTTGTAAAATTGCCAGGTCCACCTTCTTCGGCTCCCCATTCATTTCTTATACGTTTTAAAGCAATATCTACATCACTTACAGAATCAACTGATTCATATGCACCTTGTGATTTCTCAGCTAACGATCTGTTTTTATTAGGACCAAAGCCTGTTCCCTCAGCTACTTCGCTAGCAGCCATATCAGCTTTCTGAGTTTCTACACTAGCAGTTCTACCTTCACCTCTTGTAATTCCGTCTTCAGCAGCATCTATAACTCTTCCATCAGGTAATGCAATCTTTTTAGCTTTACCCATTACACGGAATAATCCATTAGCCAATTCACCAATACCCATACCTTCTACAACATTCTTAAATGTTTTAACGGCAGGATGATCCTCATCGTTAGTAGTTAAAGGTGTATCAATGAAATTATAACGGTCTCGTAAGACCTGTAATGCATTGGCATCTTGAGAATATATAGAAGTTAAATCTGACGCAGCACCAACTGCAGCACCTCTACCCCACTGGTTAGCTAATACCTTACCTCCAAGAGATAAAGCTTTAGCACCAAATGGTACAGAACGAATAGCAGCAGTTAATCCAGTACCAGCTGCAGCAACACCAGCAACCTTAGCTGCAGGTATAATAGCAGCTGCCATTGTACCAAAGTGTGTAGCACCTCTTATTAAACCACCCCACCAAGTTTTAGTCTCAATAGGATCTCTATCATCTTTAAACCAGTCATCCCATTCGGGCTTATATCCTTCTTCTGTCTTTGACTCTTCTCCCATTTCACCGCTAGCTAAGTCAATAGCTCGCTCTGGTAGGGTGGCAATAGAGGAGGCAGTATCTTGAATACCACCTGCGAAAGCTGACTGTAGTTCTTTTACTACGCCACCTAATCCCCAATTGTCTCTATTGCGTGGGTCGTCTTGTTCAGCCTGATATTTAGCATCAGATGCAGCTTGCTGCTCTATGCCTTGTTGTTCCTGCTGAAGATCTTCCTGTATTGATTGTTGGTACTGAATGCTTTCTTGTTTTAACTTTTCATTAGCTTCAGCATCAAATCCAGGATTAGAATAGCTATCAGTCATTTGGTTATGAAATATATTGCGGACCGTTAAAGTCTACATTTGAATTGATTAATTCAGCACGTTTTGCTTTTGTTTTGTTACCATGATTTGTAATAAGTCTCCCAGTGTAAACGTTATTATTACGTTCTAGGTATTCAATTTCAGCTGGTTTAGTTTTAAATTCTTTACCAGTGCTTGCTTTGTACTGAGCATTAGCTAATTGCCATGGTGTCCAGTTTGGTAAAGATTCAGCTAACTTAACATAATAAATAGGTATAGAATTATTTACAGGATCTCCATTATACGCTTCTAATCGTTCTAAATACTTTTCACTACCTGGTAGAACAGTTGTATTTAAAAACTTTCCAAGATCTTCTCCGCTATTTGCACTGATAGTATCTCTTCCAGAGTTTACTTTTTGTACAAACTCATCAGCTTCTGCAATACCACCACTTAATGTTTCTGAACCAAAACCACCTTTATTCATTTGGTTTTCTACCTCTTTTATTGCTATCTGATGGGCTTTCTCAGCTCCTATATCATCAACATGTCTTCTAAATACTGAGTTATATCTAGCCTTAGCTTTTCTAACATTTCTTAAGAACTCTGTAGACTTGTACTCATCTTTACCAGTCATATCACCTATAGCTTTACCTACAATAGCAGGTACTTCATCATCTCTGATGTCTGCATATATTGGATCTATACCTTGACCAGCAGGTGAGTTGGCAAACTTTTTCCATTTGTCACGTAAAGTATCATCATGGATTTTATTATAATCTTTAGCTTCTATTTTAATTCCATTAGCTTTTTTATACTCTAGGTAAGATTCATAATCATCATCAGATCTATCTTCACGAGTTAATACTTTAGTGTACCACTCTGGAGGTAAAACTTCACCAGGATTATTTTTCATCCAATTACGACCAATATCTATAAGATCCTGTTCGCTTGGAAGTTTTCCAGTTTCTTCTGCAATTTGTTTGATTTCATTCATCAAAGCTAATCTTTTAACTTTAGACCTAGCTTGCCTAGCTTCTAAAGATTTAGCTTCAGCAAGAGCTATACGATTCTCAGTGTTACCAAAGTCTTGTTCCCAATGTTCTCCTATAGTTATAGGTGTTTTATGACCATCTGGGATAAACTCATAAGCTAAAACAGCTTCATACTCACCACGAGTAATCTGCTCATTAGCCAACATGGTATCTAATCTTTCAATTAAATACTTTCGAGCAGCTCCTCTACTACCACCAAGATCCATAAAGTTAGTGTTAATAACTTCAAGCATCTTTTGGCCTAAACTATTTGTTTGAGCAGATAGGAAAAGTTGTTCATCAATAGAGCTTAACCTTTCTGCTTTATTAGCATCAGCTTGCTGTCTATTAGCTTCTCTTATTATAAGAGCTCGTTCTTGTTCAACTTTAGGCCAGAAGTTTTCATCTAAGAACTCATTACTTAAACGTGCTTCATCGACAGAGTTTAGTCCTGAATCAATTAAGAATTTATCTATTAAACGTTGCTTCTGTGCAGTATTTGAATTGAACCAAGTAATCTTAGAACCTGACTCTTCATCAATATAATGTAAATCTTTCTTCGCAGCTTCTAAATTAGCACCAAAGTTAATAGCAGCTTGCTTTGCTAACTGTTCTTTGAAAATTAAACTTTGATGTCCAGTTAAACTTCTTAAATAACTAGCTAGATCATAATCACCTTTAGCTTCAGCTTCAGCAGCTAAGATATTATAATAACCAGTATCAGCAATAAAGTTTTCTTTATTATCTTTTTGCTGGTTATAACTTTGTAAACCTTTAAATGTAAGGTCTAAGCCTAAAGCTTTACCTCTTCTAATATTAAGTAAAGAGTTCTTTCTTAATTCAGAGTCTTTTTTCTCTCTACGCTTATCTAGGATTGGACCTAAAGTTTTAGAAAACTTACCGAGAGAATCAAAGGCTTTAACAAATTGTTTTGAATTCGCTTCACGAGCGATATCATTTCTACGTTCTGCTTCTTCAACAAGTCTCATACCATCCATTTCCTCTCGGAAACGTTCTTCCATTGCAGGTATGTAATCAGCAGCTGTCTCGTATTGAAGTGTAGGAAGTTGTCCTTGAATCTGTGTTGTTGGGATATTTTCTGTCATGCTATTATTCTCCTGTCCAGAACTTATCGCCACCGAAACCAGTACCAAGGCTCATTACACTGCTAGCAATACTTAAAGCATCAGTGAACATAGCCCAGCCTACATTCTGCATAACAGGACGTGGAGGTGCAAGGTCAGCTTGTGGATTAAATGCAACACTAGCAAATGCTTTGTCTTGTGCATTAATCATCTTTCTTCTATTTTGAGTATTATTATCTCTAATCTTATCTGTTAAAACTGATAATTTCCGTCCTTGTGCTGCATAGAATCTACCTAATGCACCAGCTTCAGAAACACCTATTCTTTCTATAGATCTACCAGTCCTACCTTTGGCTAATAGATTTCCATATTTACTATTCTGCGCTGCTTTTATCAAGGCTGATTCAGAACCTCGTAGCATTGCAGATCTAGCGTTATTAATGACAACCTGACCTTGAGATATGGAGTGTCTATATCCCTGATAGATATTCGTCAGATTCTTGTCATATTGATTTTTTAGTTGGCCATACTTTGCTAATTTGTTGAGATGCTTCTTCTCACGAACTTTTAGTTGATGTTCGTAACTGCGTATAGCTCTCTCATTAGCATCTCTAGCTCCTTGTCCTAAGCACACGGCAAAATTCTATAAAGGTTAATTGGTTAGGACCATGTTTAAGTTCTCGTAAGAACTTGAATCCTAAAAATTTAAGTAGTTTTAAATGTACTGTGTTACGTTTATCAATGATATTCCACAGTAGCGGTTCAGTTCTACTCGTAACGAATCGCTTTGCTTGTCTCACAAATAGAGATCTGTTTTCAAATATTACATCTGTACATAGCATCCAGATAATTCCCCCCTTATCCACGCCAGCCATTCCTGCGGCTTTACCGCTAGGCGACGAGAAATAGATGCAGGAGCCTTCCTGAGCTTTAGAAAGTAACCATTTGGATGGATCTACCCCCCAACCCTCTTCGACCTCTCTACGGTCATCTGAGCGTAGGTTGAGAGCCACCTCAATGGCAGCCTCAACCGTGATTGGGTGTATGTAATCAGACATTCTTATAATATTTGGGTGAAAGATCCCCTTCCCAACTCATTGAAAACAATGTAGCAGGAGTAGGATCGGTGGATTTAAGTGTTACTGTTAAGTTTTTATTACGTTCATATATAGGTACAGCTTGTGTATCTTGTTCTAAGATACCAACATCACTAGCTTCATACCCACTAGCTTTAGGTGCTTCAAATAATTGAGTATAATCTGGTTTACCTATACGTTCAATCAGGGTACTATAAGAACCACATGCACCTAAGTTAAGTTTTAACCTATGTACAATTAAAGAAGAACGTGTATCAGCTACCCACCTATCAGCTACTTGTTTCGTATGATAAATAGTAGGTATTTTTACCTCCATATCAAATAGATAACCAACGATTAAGTCATTACCTGTAAAGTCTCCTATCCATTCAATGTTACTACCGACTACACTAGCTAATGCATAACGTCCAATATTGTTATGATTACCGTTAGGTGAGCTTGTATGGGTATATACAATTAATTGTTTATCACTAAAATTAAAACCAACAGGTTTTGTGAACCCTGTTCTACCTGTAGTACCTGAATAACCTAATGAGGATGCACTGATAACCTTACTATTATCTATATGTAATCTATATTGAATATCATCTGTACCATCACTTTCCGTATTCATGTCATCTGTTACTGTCCTAGAGTCAGTATTAAGACGTATATCATATCTATGCATGACATCTTTATTATCATCTCCACGTAAAACTACATAAAGTGAATCATCTAATACAGTATGATGTTGTATAGTACCAGGTAATTCCCACTGGAACCAAGCTTGTTGTAGATGCCTATCTGCTACCTTAAAATATCTATATCCATAAAGACTAGATTTATCTTTTTCACTGAAGAATACAACACCATTCTCTCTGGAATTAGATATAACATTTAAGTCTTTACCAAATAATTTACTGACAATTTTACTTTGTTCAACAACCTGCGGTTCACCTTCTCGCATTACTCGAGCAGCTTCCATAAACCGTGAATACTTACCAGCATTATCTAACCATCCTATAGTTGTACCTAAAGATACTGGATTAGTTTTAATGTTAAAATTATAATTTGCTAATGAGTTTACTTTAACAGTTTCTGGACTCAACACATCACTATCTGTAGCTACTAGAAATTGTTTAGTTTGACTGAATAATATCAATCCTGTTGTTATTTCTATACCATCATATAAGTCAGCTGGTTGTTCCGAGCTAGCTGATACATCAATAGAGTCAACGGCAGAATACGTTATTGCAGATTTAATCCAAAAATCAAAGAAGGCTGATGGCCTCGACATTATGATATGGTTCTCCGCAAGTATTACCAAACGGTTTCGGAAGAATAACATCCGATTAATTTTTCGGCCAATAAATGAAGGCTCTGGTGATGTTAAGGTATCACCTACAGGACAGTCACGCCAGTGATGTGTATTGTATGTTGTACCCCCAACAGTATAAGTGGATGCATCTAACTTAGCTAATCTGAAATTACCATCAGCAGTTCTGATTAAATCCATAGGCATGGTAGCAGGATCTATTTCAATCTTTCTACCAGGAGCTGGACATTCTTCCCATACACCAGCACCATCTTTATCATTATATCCAAAGAATTTAACATAATAGTCATCCATAGTTGTATCACTATTCTTAACTTTAACAACATAACCATGTTTACATTGTCTTGGTAAGTCTTCAACTGTATTAACTTCACTAGTTAAAACAGACATTAATTCAGAGTTAGGTGCATGTATACTAAATTTACCATCAGTTCTCGTAACATATAAACCACTACCAATTTGTTCTATAGTAAAACCGTTTCCAGTAAGTGTTGTGTTTCCTGTAATACCTTCCCTTAGATCACCTAAAATACTTTCAGCTGTAACAACAGACTCTTTATCAAATGGTGTAGGTGTAGGACGTACAAGTGCTAAATTAGCTTTCACTTTAGATGTACTAGATTCATCTACAGTAATTGTATAGTTAGTATTTTGTACTGGATCTGTCATTGTAACAGTTTTAGTATTACCAGCTTGCCAACCTTCACCACCATATAGTAAATCTGTTGTTATGGTATATCTACATTTATAAACAGGATCATCTCCACCATCAGTAGTAGGCTGACCCATCGCTACAATTCTGATAAACAGGTTATCCTTACCTGTATCTGAAAGTTTAAATAATTGTGTACCTACACTATCGCAAGTTCCTCCTGTATGTACAGCACTACCAGAACCAGAATCACTGGTAGAATATGAAATACTTATACGTGTAGCTGTATGTACATCAGTTACTGTATCATTATTAAAAATATTCAATGCATATTGTGCAGAATAAGCAACTTGTTTTAAGTCAATAAAAGCTTCATAAGGTCTAGCAGGTTCTACAGTATTAGTCATAGCCGTGGTTTTCTCACGGTTAACTAAATAGGTATGATCGTTTAATGTTAATGTTTGTATTGATTCATCACCTGTATGAGTCAAGTAATTAGTACAGTCACTGTGAGCTACTACTACACTTTTCTCTGAACCATCAGAACATTTCCACATTCTAACAGTACCATTCTGGTGTATCTGTCCTATATATTGCTCAGCTTCATCTCTATAATAAGAGAACCATCTACCATTTGTAGAAGAATTTAAACTACCGTCACTTAAAGATGATATTAACCTACCGCCTGGTCGTTTTGTCAAACCATAGGTAACATCTGGAATTACATTAATTGCTTCTTTAACTTGTCCTGGTCTTTTTAAATCATCAGGCTGCTGTGATATTCCAGCTACAAATGAAGGTATGGTTTGAGTTACGGATGCCATTAGCGTTGCAATACTTGATAAGGTTGATATGATTTGTAAGAAGTTTCATGTGGCCAACCCATAAAGTTTGGATCTGCTGTGTTACATTCGTACTCCATACATGCAGCTCTAGCCATTACTTCTTGTTGCTGCAACATTTTCAGTAGATTTGGGTTTCCTACAAGTTGTACTGCTGCTCTACTTGCAGCTCTATAAGTTATATATCTTTGAAATATATTAGGTAAGTCCGTGAAAGTATATAATGTAATTACATCTAGATATAAATCATTATCAAATTCATTAGTATGATCTACTAAATCATATAGTTTTCCATCACGTATAACTACGTCCATAGTCTTATCCCATTTATCATGGAGATCAAAACTTAAAACATTAGCTGGTATACTTATCTGTTTATTTGTATCTGGTGTATATTTTTTATGATACTCCTTATTGAAGTGCCAGCCTTCATTTTGAACATCTTTATTTACTTCTGTTAATATATTATAAATGAAAGCCACCTCTGGGTTCTCATAATTAAGGGTGGTAATTGGTGATTGCCCGATGGCTCCCAGTATTGAATTCACTGCGGATAGTTCTGTATCGGTGTCAGTCGTTGTGGTCGCCATAGAAATATGAATAAAAAAAAGGAGGACCGAAGTCCCCCTTATGTGAATTAGAATGCAGCAGGTGCAGTTCCAGTACCAGCGTATAGCTCAACAGCAGCAGCTGGGTTTAGATAGTCGGCTCCCATTGCGAGACGTCCTAGAATGACGTCGCCTTGGTAAATTACCGATACATCCCCAGATGTTACTTGGACTTGAGGTCCAATAGCTTCAACACAAGCAGCAGCCTCTTTCTGGAAGATTATACCACATGTATTCATGAAGTTAGTTTGTGTACCATACTCGTTGTTGATACCTGTAACTGAGTTACGGCCATCTTCAACGGATACCTGAGTGAAGGAACCTTTGTTTCCTACATCAGTGATTCCAGGGTTAGTACCAGAAGCAGCTCCACCAAGCTTAGTACCGTACTCTCCGAAGAAAGGTACGTTCATAGACTTGTAGATTTTGATTCCAGCAATCTCGTAGATACCCTTACCTGATTGTAGAGCATCTCCCTGTGAGTCACGGTTAACTAGGTAAGCACCTAGACCAGACCCGTCTAGTCCTTTGATGAGAGCATAGTATTGCCTTGGGTTTAAGACAGCTACACGTCCATCAGAACTGACTCCCTTCTCATCTAGTGCGCCAGCAGCGTCATAGAAGCTTGCTACTAGAAGATCTGGGTTGATTGCGTCGTCAGCATTACCTGTACCAACACGTATCTGAGAACCACCTGGCTCTACGAAATTAGTCGCAGATACAGGGCTAGCCTTACGAGCACCTTTAACGATACTACGGAAGATTAGACGGTCATACTTCTCAGCTAGAGCGTAACCGATTTTTTTAGAGATCTCTCCTCTTAGGTCATAGTGAGCAAGGGTCTCATCCAATTCGTAAACGAATGCGGAGCTAACAAGTAGATCATCAATTGTGATCGTCTTCTCAGCTACTGGAGGAGCTTTGTCAGAGTTGCCTAAAATACTGTTTCCAGGGGTATGATACTCAGCCGTGGTGCGACCCGTGTAGATGAACTGTAAAGATTTACCGTTCTTCAGGGTACGCTTCATCACGAGATCCCTTGCAATTGTATTGCGCTGGAATCCTTTGAACATCTCACCACTAAACAGCTTAAGGTAAAGAGCTCTGGTATCACCCGCTAGGTTACTTTGTCCTAACTGGACAACCTGTGACGGGTTTACTGAACTTTGATGTGCCATTTAAAGAGTAAGTTTTGTATTGACTTGCTCTAAGATCTTAGAAAATTTTTTATTATTATATGTTGTGGTCTTTCCCACCGTCTAGACAGCTTAAGGGTATCCACCGTAGCGGGCCTAAAGCCAATTAGTCAGAGATCCGACACTGAGGTGTCTCTGACCTGTGGTAGTTAACATGTAATGCCTCTACCATTATGAAAAAGGATAGGAGCAAGAACACCCCTATCCATAATTCATTTAATTTACTCACCCAAGAGGGCTTCCTCAAGAGATTGAGGTTCCCATTCTTCTTCTTTTTCTTCATCTACACCAGGTGGTTGATGATCCAATGGTAATGTATCCACTGGTTCTGGTTTAGGATCGAACGAGACAGGGTGAGCTCTCTCGACTGAGCTTTGATGTGTCATTAGAAACTATACTTGGCGCCTATTTTTGTACCATAGGCATTGTCTGCAGTCTCATCAGTTTTGAATGAGATCTCTCCATATACACCGAGCTTCTCTGATGCTGCTACGGA